GCACGGTCAGCTTGAAGGCGAAGACCAATGGACAGTACTTCCTACTATTATGGAAGATGAGGAAGGTAAATTAAAGTATTATAAAGACGACTGGAAAGAAAAGGCTCTTGGTCATGGGTATGGTATAAAGTTTAATAACGAAGATGAGGCGGAAAGATTTTCAATATGGCTATCTAAACTCCATGAAATGACTGGAATGGGTGATGGCCAGTCTTACGATTTATAATGAGAGCGTTTATTGAAAATGTATTAACTGAAGAAGAAGCAGAAAAATTAGCTTCTTCTCAATTGCATAAACAAAACTTTGACCATCCTCTAATTAAAAAGGTTTTAAGTAGAGTTGAGAAGATTATAGGTAAGAGAAGTTATTCTTTTCCTAGTTATTTATCTATAGAGAAGAAGGAAAGTAGCCACGAATGGCATACTGATACAGGTAGTAATGGGCATATGAAATGGTGTAATTATGGTTTAAGTACCTTATTGACTAAATCTTCTAAAGGGTTATTCAAGTATAAGAATCCGTCTAAAGAATATAGTCAAGAAGACCATTATTTAAACACTATTTTACATTCAAGCGATGAGTGGCATAAAAGGGAAAAAGCAACAAAAGGGCGAGCTGTTCTTTTAATGTTTTTAAGTTAATATGGATTATGAAGCTCGGCACGAAGAATTACGTGCGTTACAGAAACTGCGGAACAATATGGCGTTGTTCGGAAGGTACTGCTTCCCGACTGCCCTCCGCAAACAAACACCCCCGTTCCATCATGAGGTGTATTCTGCCTTAGCTGACGACGACGAAAAAAGAGTGTTGATAGCTGCCCCTAGGGGAACGGCTAAGAGCACTGTCACCACTCTGATTTATCCCTTATGGAGATTGGCGTTTAAAAGAAGTGACGAAGATTTATTTATAGTTATTATATCAGAATCACAAGCTCAGTCTATAAACTTCTTGTCTAGAATTAAATACCATTTAACCCATAGTGACAACTTTAGAAAGACTTTTGGAGATATGGGACCTAATACAGCAAGTAGATGGACTCATACAGATGTAGTGCTTGCTAATGGAACAAGAATAATAGCGGTAGGTACTGGACAAAGAGTTAGGGGTTTTATTGAAGGTGATACTCGTCCTAATCTTATTGTAGTAGATGACTTTGAATCAGAATTAAACGCATTTACTCCAGAAGCTAGAGCTAAGAATAGAAAGTGGATGACAGAAGCGGTTATACCTTCACTATCAGATGATGGTAAAATATGTATGATTGGAACCGTTATATCAGAAGATTGTTTTCTGTATTGGGCTAAAGAGTCAGAAACATGGAGAGTACTATGGTATTCTATATGGGATGACGATGAAAAGAGTATATGGCCCGAAAGATTTCCCAAGAGCAGGATACTTGGAATAAAAAAAGAGTTTGAATCTGTTGGTAATCTAAATGGTTTTTATCAGGAGTACATGAATATTGCTCAATCTCCTGATAATGCGCCATTTAAACCAGAGTGGATTCAATTACATCATTATGATTATGAAAGAGTAAACGGACAAAATTGTCTAGTAAGAGAGGTAGGAGATGAGAAGAAAATTATACCAGTGGATGTCTATTGCGGTGTTGACCCTGCCAGTTCTCTTTCTGCTAGGGCTGACTTTTTCGTTGTGGCTACTATTGGTGTTGACCATGACAACAATAAGTATATTATCGACATTTATAGAAACCGTATATCGCCTGCTGAGCAACCAAAAATATTGATAGATGCTTATAAAAAGTATAGACCTAGAAGAATGAAAGTAGAGACTGTCGGGTACCAAGAGGCATTAAGGGTTGCTGTAAGAGATTTAATGAGAGAAGAGAATTTATATATACCTGGATTAGAATCGGGTGTAAAACCAAGAAACTCAAAAAGTGAAAGACTTATGTCTTTAGTTCCTTTGTTTGCAAAAAAACAATTTTACTTTAGACCTCAAGATATAGAACCTCAACAAGAGTTCTTATCTTACCCTAAAGGAAAACATGACGATGTCATGGATGCAGTATGGACTGCACTTGATGGACATAAGCCTTGTCGAAGAAAAGAGTTTGATGATTCAGTCGAAGAAAAGAGTTTAGTAAAAAAAGCCTTTGATTGGATGACAATGTAACGTATATTAGGGGTAAAATTTATGCCGTACGAAGATAATAATACTAAACCTGCTCATAGCGAGCGTGATTTCGTTAACGAAACGATAGATATTTATCAAAGGTATTCTAAGAAAAGAGATACCTGGGCTCTTGAAGCAAAAGAAGATAGAGAGTTTAGACTAGGTAAACAATGGACTACAAAGCAAGTTGAAACTCTAGAAGCTAGGGGTCAAGCTGCTATAGTGGTAAATAGAATACATCCTGCTGTTGAAACAGCAAAAGCTATGATTACTTCTAATCGTCCTTCATTTAGATGCTCTCCAAGAGAGGATTCTGATAAAAAAGTTGCGAATGTTATGAGCAATTTACTTTCTTATATGTATGATATATCAGATGGCGTTACTATTGTAAGAAAAGTGGTTGACGATTATTATGTAATGGGTATTGGATATATGCAAGTATACCAAGACCCTATGATGGACATGGGAAAAGGTGAAGTTTGTATTCACGACTTAGACCCTCTAGATGTTTATGTTGACCCTAATAGTCAGCATAGATTTTTTGATGATGCGGAAAATATTATAGTATCAAGACTGTTTACTAAAGAACAAGCTAAAAAACTTTATCCTATGTTTAAAAAGGATATAGATGAGACAAATAGTGAACAGGACTGGAATGCCCCAGAAACTGGAAGGCATTTTGATGGGACGGTCCACTTCCCAGAAGATGTAGGGACTTTGGACAATACTAATTATGTCAGAGGATATGAGAGGTATTATAAAAAACATGTTCCAGAATTTAGAGTATTTGAGCAATGGAGTGGAAAAGAAGATGTTTTAAATGAAGAAAAGTTTGCTCAGTATATGCAAAAACCTGCTTGGGTTATAGAAGGGCAAATTATAACTGATGAAGCTCAGGCTAAAAAACTCATTGAAATGCTTGAAGCTCAAGCTCAATTAGCTCAATCAGAACAGCGATATGCAATTGAAGGTGAGATGGAAAAAAATGGATTAGGACCATTAGCGGAAAGTCCAGAACCACCTAAGAAAGAAATTAACGCTCAACGAGTTACTTATAAAGATTTAATAGAGCAAAAAGCTATTGAAGTAGTTCAGGTATTGATGACAAGAATTCATCAATGCGTTGTTATAGGTGACAAACTTTTATACAAAAGAGTTTTACCTATAGAGCAGTATCCTATAGTCCCTTTTATGAACATTCATACAAGGACTCCGTATCCTATAGGAGACGTAAGGCTTGTTAAAGGGATGCAAGAGTATATAAATAAAACAAGGTCATTGATTATAGCACATGCGACAACCAGTACAAATACAAAAATACTTGTCCCAGAAGGGAGTGTGGATATGGCTGATTTTGAGCAGAAATGGGCTCAACCAGGCGTGGCAATCTCTTATGACCCAACCGATGGTGCTCCTATGGCTGTTCAACCATCTCCACTACCTAACGAGCTTTATCAAAATGAGATGAGTGCAAAAAATGATATAGACCATCAATTAGGTATATATGAGATGATGCAGGGAAATACTTCTGCTGCTCCTCAAACTTATAAAGCAACTATTAGCCTTGATGAGTTTGGTCAAAGAAAAATTAAATCTAAATTAGCTGATATAGAAGCTGGTTTAACTAGAGTAGCTCAAGTAGCTATTCCATTAATGCAACAACTATATTCAGTTAAGAAAGTTTTTAGGGTTGTAAACCCTAACAATTCACTTAGTGAATATGTAATAAATCAACGGTTAGTAGACGATAAAACAGGCGAGATAGAAGTATTTAATGATATAACCGTTGGAAAATATGACGTAATATGTGTAGCAGGTTCAACCTTACCTACAAATAGATACGCAGAATTAGAGTTCTATAAAGATGCTTTCCAGATGGGGCTTATTGATAGACAGGAAGTTCTTAAGAAGACTGAGGTATTTGATGCCGAAGGTGTTCAACAAAGAATGGACACTATTGCTAAGTTACAAGGAGCATTGCAAGGGGCTCAAGAAGAAATTAAGAAGCTCAAAGGTGATATGCAAACCAGAGATAGAGAAGCTGTTAACCTGCGTAAGAAGCTTGAAGTGGAGAAATTCGCTTCAGGCCTTGATAAGGTTCAGAATAAATCTCAAGCTGCAAGCACTTTATACGAAAAGCGTCTTGATGACACACTATCCACAGTGAAGCGTCAGATTACAGATTATGTATCTGAGCTAGACAAACAAGAAAAAGGCTCACCTTCTCGTGGAAAGAAGCAGTCTAAAAACAGGAGAAAGAAATAATGGTAGATAATCAAGGAACGGATACCTCTCAATCGGCTAATGAGATGTTTGATGAAAGCGTTTTTACAGACGCTCCTCAAACTGAAGCTACAGAGAGCTCCGTAGATAATACATTGACTCCAACAGATGCGTTTACTACGCAAACTGGAGAAGAGGCCCCAGAAGCGGCACCCTCAGAGACACAGGAACAACCTCAACCTTTAGAAGCTAAGAATGATGATACAAGGTTTCAATACTGGCAATCACAGGCAGCTCAAAAAGACAATCAGATTCAGCAAATGCAGCAACAGATGCAGCAAGCTCAACAGCAAATGCAGCAACCTCAAGCTCAGCCAGAACCTGAAGTTCAGGAATTTCCTCCGCCTCCAGCTAAACCTAGTAAGCCTCGAAACTTCAATAGGCAAGAAGCTTATGAAGACTCTAGTAGTGAATCTGCTAGATACTTAGACGAAGTAGATGATTGGCGAGACAAAATAGATGAATATAATTCTCTTAAAAACCAATATGACAACGCTCTTGTAAGAGAGAAAATGGAAGCAATGGAAGAAGAGAAAGCTCAAGCTCAAAGAGTTCGTGATGCTCAAAGGCAACAAGCAAGTCAACTTAAAGAAGTTGATGGTTTAATGCAGGGTAATTACGGTATGACTCCTGAAGAGTCTAGAGATTTTATTCAGAAAATGTCAGACCCTAAGTCTATTTCAATTGACAATTTGGTTAAATTGTATAGGCTACAAAATGGACAAGGTAACGCAGCCCCTGCACAAGGGCAACCTGCACAACCTTCTTCAACTTTCCAGCAAGCTCAAAGAGCTCAGCAAGTTCCACAGCCAATGGGTGTGCAACCGACAGCTGGAAATACAACAGCCCCTGCAGAAGACCAAATTATGGACAACATGATATCGGATTTTAAAAGTAAAAATCCTTGGTAAAACCCGTATGGGGCACTCACCTAGAAGGCTAACAAGCAGTTGATAGGATTGGGTGTTAATTAGGAAATAGAATAATGGCAAATGTATATAGTGGCTCTTTTGGAGCAACAACGCCAGGTGGTATTTCTATTGACGATACACGGAGAGTATTTAACTTTGGGGATAGAGTTGCAGAACTAGCTCCTCAACAGTCTCCATTTTTTGTATATCTATCAAAAGTTGCAAAAAAGGCGACCAACGACCCTGTGTTTAAGTTTTTAGAACAACGTCATCAATGGCAAAGACGTAACTTCTTAGTTCAAACTGGAGATACACTAGCAGATGGTGGTGCAATTACTGCTAATGGTAGTGCAACTCTAGCAGCGGACGAAGACTTAATATTACACTGCAAATATGACCAGTATGGTAAAATTGCAACAAGCGAACCTTGTAATTTTATTATGCCAGGTGCAGTTATTGCAATTAAAGCAGATGATGGTGAGGTGTATAGATTTAGAGTAGATGAAGATGCTACTTTTAGCTCTAGTACTTCTTCTTATTCTGCAGCTTCACCTGTAGCAGCTCAAGTTCACCATGATACAAATGGTGTAACAACAATTAATGCTGAAGCATGTATTGCTTTACAAGACATTCCTCAAGATACAGTTGTATCGGCAGGAAATGCTGGAGCAGTAATTGGTAGCTCATATGCAGAGGGAACTGATAGCCCTATAGGTTGGGAAGATAAAATGTATGACAGAGAAGGCTATACTCAGATATTTAAAACTGGTATGAGCATTTTCTCTGGAACAAGTTTAGCTACCGAATATAGAGGTGTTAAAAATGAGTTCCAAAGAATATGGCAAGATAAGTTAATGGAACATAAGATGGATATAGAACAAGCTATGCTATTTGGATACGGAGCCTCATCAAATGAAACTGGTGGCGCACCTGTTAGACAGACATGGGGAATAGTTCCTTATACAAATACATATGGTAAAGTCTACAATATGTCTTACAGTTCTTCTGGATACGATGCTTTCTTAGATGCAATGGAAGATTTCTTTGCACCTGAAGGTGGAAATTCTGGAAATAAACTTGTACTTGCTTCTAGAAAAGTTATTACTTATTTGAATAAATTAGGTAATGGCTCTTTTATGAATAATTCTGTTGGTTCTTCTCAATACAGACTAGATGTAGCCAATGTTCCTGGTTCTTTTGGGCATAACGTAACAGTTGTAAATACTATATTTGGTAATTTACATTTTGTTGCTGAGCCTTTATTAAGAGGACCTTGGGAAGATTACTGCGTCGCAGTTGACTTGAAGAATGTAGCTTACAGACCACTAGTGGGTAACGGTGTTAGTCGAGACACCTTCATTGAAACTAACGTGCAAGACAACGGTGTTGATGGTCGTACAGACCAAATCATTACAGAAGGTGGTCTTGAGATTAGTCTCCCTGAAACTCACGCAGTTCTTAAGTTCTCTTAAGTAGGAGGTAACTAATGGCACAACAAGGAATAACACAGCAAACTATTACTGATGGAACTCATCATGCAACAGATGTGAGTGTTTATAGCTCTTGGAACTCTACTACTGAAGGTGGTGTAGCGGTACTATCTACTGATTTAGTAGATGCTAGTAATGATACTGATGCAGTAATCTTAAGTCCAGCAATACCTGGTATTATGGCTAATAATCGTAAGATTAGTGTTGCTTTTAATACAGTAACTGCTGGAGCTGACGTTGCTTCAGATATTGGCATTATGGGTTCAATGGATGGTAAGAACTGGGTGTTAGCAGTGGCTGAATTATCTGCTGATACAACGCCAAATACTACAGGAGTTACCAGAATTGAAGCTGATTTAACCGACATATATTATGGTTGGTATAGATTGACTTGGAATGATGGAGCTTTAGATACTACTACTTGGCAAGGAACTTTCCATGTAAGTGGATTAGCAACTGCTAATGTAGAAATGCTTGGAGTAGGTGGCGTAGGCCCCGACCCATCATAGTAAGTGGTAAGATAATCGTAAGGGGTCTTCGGGCCCCTTACATTAATTTAATGGAGAAAAAATGAGTGATTTAACAATAACACATGCAGGAAATTCAGTAACTCAACTGAGACCTGGCATGACTTCAACTAATCAAAGGTTGAATGAAATGAAGACTAAAGTCTTTTCAATTACTCCAACTACAGCAACTGCAGAAGCAGGGACTGATGAAGTAATATTTCAAGCAGATGAATTAGCAAACTTTATGTCTGTAAAAGGTGGGACTGCTATTATCCAATCTATTACATTATTAGATGATAATGATTTTGGTGAAACAATTGAATTGCTTTTTATGGAAGATGCTTCAAGGTTAGATGGAACTGTAGATGCAGGCTCTGCAATAGATGGAGACGATACTGTTGGCTCTAAAATTTTAGGAGTAGTGACAGTAAGTAATTATTTTGACGGTGTATCTTGGAAATTTGGACAAAAAGAGAACATAGGTCTTGCTATAAAAGCAGTAAGTACTACAAGAAGCGTTTGGTTATCAGCAGTGAATAGAGGAACTGCAAGAGATTGGGATACAAACGGGTTGCATTTAAAGATAGGCTATATACAAGATTAATGCTAGGTAGTAGAAAAGTTGCAGTATTAGGTGGTGATAAGTTTAGAGATGAGTATTCTTTAGCTTTTGATGGTAGTGATGATGCTATATATTTAGGTGATACTACTGTATGGGATGGCTTAGCTGATTTAACTATATCCGCTTGGATTAAAGTAGATGCTTCAGCTAGTGGGATTAACCCTATTTTATGCAAAGGTACTTATAATACAGATGAACAACCTTTTCATTTAAGATTTTATCCTGGTGGCTCAGGTAATGGAAGATTGAGTTTTTCAGTTGAAAGAGACTCTGATGAAAGTGATGGAGAAGGTGGTTTTTCATATGCTAATAACCTTG